TAAATCTTTGTCTGGTTTATTTAAGGATATATACGAAAACACGAAGACTAATAAAACACAATTAGAGGTTCTTATGAAAGAGGTAGTGGGTTTCATTAAGGATGGTGATACAGCGGTTCAAATAATACCTATGTTAAAGGAGTATTTAGAAATCAATGTAAAGAATGACGACCAATTAGTAAAGGTAGCTGCTATCGTACAAAGAATTATAGCTGCTGAAAACAAAGGTAGTTCAGAAGAAGAGTTCGGTTTATCAGAGGCTGAGAAGGAACAACTTATGGGTGCAATAGAAGATGCGGCTACTGATTTACAAACTCATTCAGATGAGATTACAGAAGATATGAAAAGGATAGAAAATTAATGCCATTTTTCAAAAGTAGAAAAAATAAAAACAGAAGAACAGATGGTACAGGATTTCTAACTTATGCAGACGCTTACCAATTAATAAAAGATAATATTGATGAGGCTGTAGAGTTTTATGAATTAGAACCTGCTATTGTAACTCAAGTTTTACTAGACCCAAATGACTTTCCAAAGAAAGACACACCTAGTGGTAATGGTAAAATGCCAGACTATTCTTTTTTAGGAACTATTAAAGCTAGATTTGTAGAAAGTCAAAATTCAGGTGATGAGATTGATGGTTATGTAAAACCTCTATCACCACATATGGTAGCTTATCCTTTGATTGGAGAAGTTGTTAATATAGCTAAACATGGTAACCAAATGTATTACTACCAACCTCTAAATATGAGAAATCATGTTAATATGAATGTAGCTAATAATGTTTCTACAGACCCAAAGGTTACTGCACAAACAACAGAACATAATAGAAATTTACTTAGTGAATATGGTGATGTTGTTATTAATGGTAGATTTGGTAATGGTATAAAGTTTGGTAGTGATCCTTTTTATCAATATCCAGATATAAAAATTACAAACAGACAATCAGTACCACCACAAAAAATACAAGACGAACATTACCCACATTTACAAAACATAAACGCAGATGGTTCATCTATTTTTATTACATCAGGTCCAGCTAGAGAGGTTGATGCTTTGATACCAGCTACAACAACCTTAACAACTCCTGATGTATTGGATGGTGATATGATTACTCTTAACTCAGACAGGTTGGTTTTTAATTCTAAAAAAACAGATATACATATGTTTGCTAGAAGAAATCTAAATTTATCTGCTAATGAAGAAATTAATTTAGAATTAGGTATAAATGCAATTGGCGGTAGAATATCATTAGGTGATGCAGAATCTACTAATCCGATGGTTTTAGGAAATCAGTTAGAAGATTTGTTTGAAAAAATATTATCATCTTTAGGTAGTTTTTCAAATTCTGTATCAGCGGCTACAGGAGTTACTGAAATAGCAGATGCAGCAGAAGTGATAAAAAAAGATATTGAAGATATAAAATTAAATACTTTACCATCTATACTTAGTGATACAGTTTACATAACAGAAAATTTTAGTGAAGAAATAAACTCTATAAATGAAGTAGAGGGTGAAGTTGAATCGATTGTTAGAGTAGCTGGTGTGAGGGGATAGTTATGAGTGCTATATCAGATAAAATTAAACAAACAATAAAATCTGTACTTGAGATACCAAGAAAAGAAATTGAACAACAAATAGATGTAATTGTAAAAACAACGAGGCAGGGTAAAGAACAAGCTAATCAAATAAAAGATATTCTAAAAAAAATAGAAGAGGCAGAACAAACAATTGTTCAAGTCCAAACATTAATAAAAACTGCTAGCTCAGTTATAACAAGTTTAAATGCTACATCTAAAATTGCAGAAGCTGCTGAAAAAGCAGCTGCTTTAGCTTCGTCATTAAATCCAGCTGCTGCCGCTACAGCTTTAGTTCAAAGAACTCTGAGAGAAGAAGTAAAAGTAGAAATAGATGAAGCAAAAAACGCTCTTAACGTTGTTCCAAATACTATACAGAACTTTAAAAAGTTTGTTGCAGAACAAAAAGAAAAACTCAAAAAAATACAAAGAGATATGAAAAGAAAGAAAGCTTTACGTGAGCAAAGAGAGAGAAAATTAAATTCTTAATATTTATATATAAATAGGAGTTATCATGTCGAACACTAAAAAAATAGTAGGTTTAATTAGAGAAATAGTTAAACAAGAGGTACAAAAAGAGGTAAGAAAGATACTTATTAGTGAAGGAGCTAAGGCTATATCTAATAATGTAAATGATGTACCTGAAGTAATACCTACACCTGTTCCTCAAAAAACTAAACCTAAAGAAGTAAGTTATACTAAAAACCCTACACTAAATAAGATACTAAATGAAACCGCTCGTGGAGAAGAGTTTGAAGAGTATCCAACAATGGGTGGTGGAACATTTGATAGTACAAAAATGGCTGATGCTATGGGTTATGGTGGAATGTTAGGTAGCGCTGAGGATAAGAGAAAGATGGGAGCTTTACAAACGGCACAAGCTGCGGGTGTAGATACATCAAGTGAAGCAGTACAGAATGTGATGCAAGACTTAACGAAAGATTATAGAGGTGTAATGAACGCATTAAAAAAGAAAGATGGTAAATTATAATGGGTGTAATTGAAAACGATTTAAATGAAGATACATATATTGGATTGGAGTTACCACTTACATATACGCAAGATGGTTACTTTAAAAGAACAAAAACAGCTTTAGAACAAGCTAAATCCAATATCAAAAATCTTCTTCTTACCAATAAAGGTGAGAGGTTAGGTAATCCTACATTTGGAACAAATTTACTTTCTTTAGTTTTCTCACAAGAAAACACAGATTTAGAAAGTAGGGTTGAGGAAGAAATTAGAGCCGCTATGAGTGAGTTTTTACCATACATAAATATTAAAAGTATTGAGACTAACTTTTCTGATACAAATAAAGATACAGCTGTAGTGAATTTAGTATTCACTCTTAATGTTGATGTAACTGCTGAGGAAAACTTAGCTATAGACTTTTCAAACTATAGTGGAATTTTTTAGGAGATATTAAATGCCATATTCAGTAAGCAAAAAATCAGTAAAGGAAGTTAGGTATCTAAACAAAGATTTTACATCTTTTAAAGACAATCTAATTGAATTTACAAAAATATATTTTCCAAATCAGTATAATGATTTTAATGAATCATCACCTGGTATGATGTTTATAGAAATGGCATCTTATGTAGGTGATGTTCTTTCCTACTATATTGATAACCAATTCAAAGAAAGTCTTTTAGCTTTTGCTGAAGAAAAAAGAACTGTTTACAATATGGTTCAGTCATTGGGTTACAAACCAAAACTATCTTCAGCTTCTACGACTAATATTGATGTGTTTCAAACAGTTCCTGCTACAGGAACTGGAACAGGAGCTAACTACGTTGTTAAACCTGATTTAAATTACGCTATGAGTTTGAAAGCTGGTATGGAAATTCAGTCAGATACAGGAGTATCTTTTGTTACAACAGAAGATTGTAATTTTAAGTTTTCAAGCTCTTACGATCCTATGACGATAACAGTTTATGAAAGTTCTGCTAATGTACCTGTTACTTACTTGTTAAAAAAATCTATCAAAGCTTCTAGTGGTACAGTTACAACAGAAAATTTTGTATTTAATGCAGCTGAAAAGTATAAAAGAATTGCTCTTGGAAACCAAAACGTATTAGAGATAATATCTTGTGTGGATAGTGATGGTAACGATTGGTATGAAGTTCCTTTTTTAGCGCAAGATACAGTGTTCACAGATATGGAAAACACAATTAAAAATGATGACCAACTTTACACATACTCAGACCAAGCTCCTTATCTACTAAAACTTCTAAAGACATCAAGAAGATTTACAACATTTATCAGAGAAGATGGTAAGACAGAATTGAGATTTGGTGCTGGTACATCTGATAGTCCTGATGAAGAGATAATTCCAAATCCAGATGAGGTTGGTTCTTCTTTACCAGGCTCACCAACTTTCTTAGGTACGGCTTTCGATCCATCTAACTTTTTAGCAACCAAAGCTTATGGTCAAGCTCCATCTAACACACAATTAACAATCACTTATAGATATGGTGGTGGAGTTGGTAGTAATGTTACAGCTAATAGTATTAGAACTATTCAATCAGCTAACATAGAGTTAGACGACACAGGTTTAAATGCTGGTTTGGTTAGTACTACAAAAAATTCTATAGCCATAAATAATCCTTTACCAGCTGCTGGTGGAAGAAGTGCCGAAAGTATTATTGAGGTAAAGAACAATGCTTTAGCTTACTTTCAGGCACAACAAAGAGCAGTTACAAAAGAAGATTATATAACTAGAGTTTACGCATTACCACA